CTCGATGATGCGGCCCCGGCTATCCAGCGGCCCCCAATCCTGAAACTCCTCGACGTTTTCGAGGATGATGACGCGGGGGTGTGCCCCGCTTGAGCGCAACTCCGGTATCCACTTGTCGACAATGACGCGGGCCAGCTCGCGGCGACGGGCGTTGCGTGTGGGGGCACCGCCCTTGGCCTTGCTGTGGTGCGTGCAGTCAGGCGAGGCCCACAAGAGGCCCACCTTGCGACCGCGCGTCACCCACTGCGGGCTGACCGTAAACACGTCCTGTGTGTAGTGCTCGGTTGTCGGGTGGTTTTCCCGATGCAGGGCTACAGCCTTGGGATCGTGATTGACAGCCGCATGAACGCGGCAGCCTGCCATTTCGAGGCCGAGGCTGGTACCGCCCCCGCCCGCGAACAGGTCAACGACGATCTCGTCCCGGCTGATGTTGAGGAGGTCTAGCAGCATGGCTATGCCTCCACCCGCTTGAAGTCGTCGCACGGCAAGGCGTTGTGCTCTACGCCGTCGAGGAGACGACCGGCCTTGGTGCGGCCGAAGTGGGCTGTGTCATGATCCTCGGAGGGGTGGACGAAAGCCTCTTCCCAGCACAACACGCCAAGGGTGAACGCCTCTCGCATCCTGCGTTGCATCCAGTCCGGACGATGCCACGGAAGCATTCCGTGGGGGTTTGCGTCGCTGGTCTTGAAAAGCAGCCGCCAAGCACAGCGGTTCGGTTTTTCTTCGTCTTCTTCGTCCCATACCCCCTGCACCATGTCGAACATTGCGTCGCGCGCCCTTGGCGTCAGCTTGTTTACTCTCCCGTCAATCAATGTATCGAGACCATCGTCTACCATTTTCACCCGCAGCATCTCCCACATTTCCCCGTAAACGTAGGCGCAAAAATAGACGTCGCGCACGCTGGCGCAGTCAGCGCAGGTCTTGTAGGTTCTCGGCCCGCTTTCCCATATGCCGCTTTCGTGGCGGTATTGATCGCCGGGCATTATAGTGCGGTGGCATTCGCAACAGCGGTGTTGCTTGCGTGCTGTGCGCGTTATCTCGCTGAAGGCTACCGGCCCGTTGTCGTAGTCGGCATCAATGCTGCAACCACATTCCATGGCGTATCCCTTCTGATTTTGGCCGGGGGTGTCGTCGTCCACCCCCGGCGTGTGTTCGGCTGCCCGCTTCTCGCCGCGCCGTGCGTGCGAAGGTGTCGTGGTGCGGGCTACCCGGCCCGATTTCCTAATGCCCCGGCTATCTGGGGGGCGAATCGCCGGGGACGTCTCGGAGCCGGACGCTAGGGCGTCTGGTCCTCGCGTAGGGCGCGATGGCACGAAATGCAGGGTGATTCAGGTGCGGCGTCGGGCATGTCCACGCCCAGGCACTGACGGTGTCTGTCCCTGACGCGGCGCAGGGCCATGCGGACGTTGGCCAGCGCGAACTTGTCAGCCGGGTTGAGGCCGCTGCGGTTGAAAAGCCTCTCCACGTCGTGGAGCAGGGTGCCAGCTTCTTCTGCGATGATGGCAGATGGGGGGATGAGGCGAATGTTACGCATTGGCATCTCCTCAGCGGTCTAGCCCTTTCAGCAGGTTGGCGAATGCGTCTTCATCAATGACGTGTAGGCCGAGGGCTTTGGCCTTATCCAGCTTGGAGCCAGCGTCGGCACCAGCCACAATCATGTCGAGGGACTTTGATACATTGGAGACAACATGCGCCCCTGCAGCTTCAGCCATGCGTTTGGCCTCGCTGCGGCTCATGCGTTGCAAACTCCCTGTGAAAAGCAGCTTCAGCCCTTGGAGTTGGCTACCCTCGCGGACGGATGGTCCATTGGCATCGGGCTTCCGAGGCCACAGCCCCTTGTCGCGTAGTTGTTCAAGCAGCTCGATGTTGCTCTGGTTGTCAAAGAAACAGCGAATGGATGCGGCAACCTCTGGGCCAATGTCAGGCAGGTGCAGCAATTTTTCGCCGTCGGCCTTTCGCATGGCATCAAGGTCTACGAAGTGCGTGGCAAGAGTCCGCGCCGTCTGCTCGCCGACATGACGGATGCCTAGTGCGCAGATGAGCCTGGCAAGCGTTGCCCCTGTGCGTGCAGCGTCAAGAGATGCGATTGCGTTTGCAGCTGATGTCGGCCCCATGCGCTCAAAACCCATCAGGTCGACCGTTGTAAGCGAGAACAGATCCGCAGCCGTCGTCACGCGGCCAGCATCGACTAGTTGCTGCACGATGTGCTCGCCGAAGCCGCGCACATCGAGGCCTGCCTTGGAAACGAAATGGATGATGGATTGTCTGCGCACAGCAGGACACGAGACGTTAATGCATCGGTGTGCAACTTCGTCGTTGGGTTTGTGTACGACGCTTCCGCATTCAGGGCAGGTTGTCGGGAAAACGAAGGGGCGTTCGCCACCCGTGCGATCTTCGACTAAGGGGCGCACGACTTCGGGGATGACGTCGCCAGCCCTCTGCACCAGCACCATGTCGCCAAGCATCAGGCCCTTGTCTTCGATCTCATAGGCGTTATGGAGCGTGGCTCGTGACACCTCGACCCCACCAACGCGCACAGGCTCAAGTATCGCTACAGGTGTGAGCACCCCAGTGCGTCCCACTTGCACGCGAATGTCCTGTAGACGAGTGCGCACTTGCATTGCAGGAAACTTGAGGGCCAGTGCCCATCGTGGCGCACGCGCCGTGAAGCCAAGGGCTTCTTGCGCCTCGGTGTCATCAACCTTTGCGACAACGCCATCTATTTCGATGGCAAGCGACTCGCGGCGTGCGCCGAGCGCCTCGTAGTATGCCCACACCTCGTCCGGCGAAGCACACAGACGGCCCTCCGGCGGCGTATCGAACCCCCATTCACGAAGCCTTGCCATGAGGTCGCTATGGGTCGTCCACGGCGCGGTGCCACCATCGAGAACCACCTGTCCCACCCCGTAGGCGAGAAACTGCAAAGGTCTTCCAGCGGTGATAGAGGTGTCGAGCTGCCGCACTGACCCCGCGGCAGCATTGCGCGGGTTGGCGAAAACCTTGCCACCGACTGAGGATTGCCGCGCGTTGAGTTGCTCGAAATCGGCCTTGGCGATGACCACCTCGCCGCGAACCTCAAGGCGGTGCGGCACATTGTTTCCTCGTAGGCGAAGAGGCAGGTTGCGCACCGTCCTCATGGCAGCGGTGACGACCTCACCCTCTGCGCCGTTGCCCCGCGTCAACGCCGACGTGAAGACGCCATTCTCGTAGATGACCTCCAGTGCGAGACCGTCCATCTTGGGGTCGCACCAGAAGGACGAAGGGACGTCAGGAAGGGCGTTGTACATGCGCTGAATGAACGCCCCCCACTCGTCGCGTGAGAAGGCGTTGTCGAGGCTGTACATACGCAGGGTGTGCGCCTGTTTCTCAAGCCCTTCGAGCACTTCACCGCCGACTCTCTGCGTGGGTGAAGTCTCGTCCCGCAACGCGGGCCAGCGCCTTTCAAGGCTGACGAGTTCACGATAGAGGACGTCGTATTCGGCGTCGCTTATCTCGGGCGTATCGAGCTCGTAGTAGAGGCGGTTGTGCCGTGCCAATTCGGCTCGGAGCCATGCCGCCCGGGACTGATGCTGCGGAATGTTACGCATTGGCATCTCCCTGCGGTGCAATGAGCTGCCGGGCGATGTGGCCGCTGATGCTCTCGTCGCGCGACATGGAGTCCACCCGGCGGCTGAGGAGGGCCAGTTCGCCAAGCTCGGTAGCACGGATGAGGAGTCGTTCGTTGCCGCCGCAGTTGAGGCATGGCTGAAAGAGGTCTTCGCTTCCGGGGGTGACGTTCCCGCAGGACGGGCAGGCTGTCATGCAGGTGGGAACAGATTGCGGTTCGTTCGACGGCGGTAGCAATGCGTCGACACGTTGCGGCTGTTGGAACCCGATGACCCGAACCATCCACTCCAGCGTCTCCGGGTCGCGTGCGGCGTCGCCCATCGCCCGTGACCGCGTGATGCGTCCATCTGCGTAGACGCGCACCACGTCGCCCTTATGCACGGGGGGTTCTTCGCCGTCGGGGCTACCCGTGGGGATGCCGAATGACGCCGACACGAGCCGGGTCACAAGCTGGCCAATGCCGTAGGGGCTGGCGAAGTGGATCTCATCCATGGTCTTCGCCTCGGGCCACCAGCGACCATCAAGACGGATGCGAAAGGCATTGGGCTGAGCCTCGGGCCGTGTAGGCCACTGCTCGGAGCGGAATAGTTCGATGCGCACCACTTCACCCGTGGGCCGGTGCAGACGCATCGTCGCGTCGGGGCGGCGTTTGTCGCTCATGCGGCACCCCCGGCTTGCCTGTGCGGTCGGGCAATTGTCATGACGTTCACCTTGCGTTCTTGCCGTGGCTTCGCGGCATGGATGAAGAGACGAAATGGCGCGTGCCCTTGCTGGCGGTGATGACCTGTCCGGCATCGGTGATGACGGTCGAGCACCCCCGGCTACGAAGTCGTTTAGCAAGCCCGCCGGGTGATGTGGCGGGAAGGCCCAGCGCGTTGGCTGCATCGTTGTAGGCTCTGAAAAGGCGGGACAGCGACACACGGCCGGCACATGCTTCGAGCATGGCCCGCAGCAGTGCGGCGGCAAGTTCAACACCAGAGCCAGGGCGTAGCGGGGTGACCATCTTCACGCTGGCCTTGCGCCCGCCGCGTGCTGCGACCTGCGACAACCCGTTCTCTGCGAACGAGCGGCCGGTGGCACACTCGGCACAATGGAGACGTTGCTCCGTTCTGATGGAATGGATGTGGCGCAGCAGGCAGTGACGGTCGTTAAGGTCCGTGCGCTTATCCTTGCAGTAGACGGTCATGGCATACCCCAGAGAAGTGCGACAACGATGCAGCAGGTGAGAAACAGCCAGACATAGCCGCAGTCGTCCATCCATCGGTTGAAGCTCTCGAACATGGCACACCTACGCAGGGACAAAGCCATGACGGATGTGGCGTGCCCATAGCGTGCGAAGGGCGGGTAGGGTGTCAGCAACGAGGCGTAGCGTGTGCGCGCCCATGCGAACCAGCGTCACCAGTTTGTGCTGGTCGGCGTCGTAGCGGTAGTTCATGTCAGGCATGGTCCACCTCGTGCGCCGCCAGCTGCGCGATGATGACGAGCCGAAGAACCAGAACGGTGCCTATCGCCTCTCGTGGCGTCCTCTTGCTGATGCCCATGGCTGCCTCCGTCGTTGTATGTTCCCGGTTCAGCCCCCCATTCCCTGCCGTCGCGTGCCTTCCCGCTCCCTAGGGCTTGCGGCTTGCCGTGCTCGGTACTCTTCTGGGGGTATCGTCGCCTCACTTGCCAGTCCTCTGCCGCATGGCGCTGTTCTGGGTTGCTTGGTCCCGATGAGCCGAGATTATTCGCAGACGAAAAAATATGCAAGTGCGATTGATGCAACTTGCATAAAAATCATCGCCGATGCACATTCGGGCCGGATAGTCGGGTTCGACGTTTTGTGGAGGCCTGATTAGATGCTGGCGAAACTTTTTGTTTATCGCCGTGTGGATATGTATGTGACGGCTCACTTCGTGCAGGCGCACGCCCCTGTGACCAGGGGCCGTCGGTTCAACGGAGGATACGATGGATGCAGCTATTCTCGCGCTGGCAGGCGTGGATGTTCACGCCGCCGGTCGCGCCGTGCTCAAGTGCATTTGTGGGAATGTGGCGAGCCTATGCGGTTGCGATGACGCGGCAAGGCTCCTCGTGGGGGGAGATGTCCAGCGATGGCGGGCTCTGGTAAAGCAGGTGGGAGGCGTTCCGTCTGCAGGCCACGTGCAGAGCGCACGTGTAGCTGTCGACGGGGATGACGCCAAAAGGCGTGAGCTGGTATGTATAGTGGCTAGTCTTTTGGTCGGAGATGACCTGTATGCCATCGCGACGGTGACATACGAATCATTTTTGCAAGGCAGAGCTGGTGATCATGACGACACGTCCGCCAAGCACTCCATGTGACAGGTAGTTGTCATCATCCTGCGGTATCTGGATGAATGACGGCGGAATCCTGACATTGTCGCAATAACAGAACAGTACAGTACTCGTTGGGGTCGACTGTATACGAGCCCGCTTGATGGTCGGTCCATCCTGTGGGTCATTCACGAGAAAGATGTTGCCATGCCCCTGCTCAGTCACAACGCAGTCGGCCCTATCGATGATGACATAATCGCCTACATGCAGCAGTGGGGCCATGGAGTCTTGCGATACCCTGACGCACACAAGGTTGGTACGCTGGAGTATTGCCGGGTGTGTCTTCCAGACCATGGCCCATGCCTCGGGGGAAGAGGGGGCGGACTTGTTGAGGGCGTCGCGCTCGGTGACGACGGGTATTGCCCGGTAGCTGCGCGCGACGTCTTCAGGGATGTCTCCAGCGCATATCTGTACGGGGCGTGTCGTCTGTTCGCCCTGACCGGGCCAGACGATCTTGATCCCAAGCGCATCAAGCATCCTCGTTAACGTTTCATAGCCTGGCTTGCGTACCCCGTTCAGGAACTGATTGAGAGTTGCCTGCGGCATTCGCAAGTCGCGGGCCATGGATGAGACATTGCCGCGCCACTGCTCTTCGCACAGGCGTTTGATGCCCGCCAGCAATTCGTGTTCGAGAGCCATGTCGTCACCTCCGGCCAGCTTGACCGGAGGGATAGACGATTTTTTCGGACTCGTCCTAGTCATATCGCACTACCCCTATTGCCTCTTTAGTCGCTTGCGAATAAGATAGGGCCCATGATGCAGCACATACATCTCAGAGACATGCTCCGTGACCTCGGCATGAGCCAGACGGAGTTCGCACGGGTCAGTGGCATCTCACAGCCCGTCGTAAGCCGTCTTTGCCGTAATCCAGAACACAAGCCAAGCCTGGATAACTACCTGCTGTTGGAGCGGGCAGTCAAGGCGCTCAGCGGGCGTTGCGAGGGCGAATTGTCCCCGCTCCATGCGCTTGATTCTGCACTTGATGGGCAGTGCGCCGCGCATACTTGATGCTCCATTTCTTGGCCAAAAGGCTCAATTTTTGGTCATTCTCGTTCTCTACCTATGTAAGATTCGCACAATTAATCGGCAACGAATAGCAGAAAATGCAAAAGGTTTTACCATGCGACACCGCAATCTTACCGGGCTGTTACGCCGTCTCCTCGAAGAGTCGGACAAGCCAGCCAAGGTCATAAGCGCTGAAATGGACATGGCTTACAGCACGCTCATGAACCAGCTCAACGGCGACATTCCGAACGCGAAGTTCGGTGCTGACGACCTGCTGGACTTCTGCCGGGCACTGCACACCTCAGAGCCTGTCGCCTATCTCGCTGCGGGGCTGGGGTATCGCCTCGAATCCATCACGGCCTCACCAGACGGCCGGAATCTCGACCATGAACAGACACAGGCCACTATCGCCCTGGCTGAATTCTTCAAGGCACAGCAGGCGGGGAAGCCTGTCGATGCGACAAGGGCACTTTTGCAGAGGGCCATCAAGGAGGCTGAGGACTGTCTCGCACGCCAGATCGACGACGAGCGGTCGAAGCCAGGAGGACAGGTATGATCATTGGTATCGCTGGCGGCATTGGCTGCGGCAAGACCACCGTCGCCGAAATGCTCGTGGCCCACGTTCGTGGGGCCGTGCGTATGGGGTTTGGCGATGTGGTGAAGGACGAGGTGAGCAAGATTTTTGGTGTATCGCGCTACCTGTGCGACTCAGCACGGGGAAAGATCACCGGGGTATCGACCGATGGTGCCGTGAACGTTGGCATCGAACCTCCCAAGCCAGTCATGAGCATCCGCGAGTTGATGCAATGGTGGGGGACGGACGTTCGACGCAAGCAAGACCCGCTCTATTGGATCAAGGCGATGGAGCAGCGGCTTGATGAGGCTGAGGGAATGATCATCGTCGACGACGTGCGCTTTCCCAACGAGGCCGCGAGCATCCTTGGACGTGGCGGGCGGCTGGTGAGGATCATGCCATACGCGGGCCGCGAGCCGCTGCCCGCTGATGACCACCCGAGCGAACACGCCCTTGATGGATGGGCTGGCTATCACCATGTGTTCTTCCCGGCTTTCGGCGAGTTGCGACCCGTCGCCGCAAATCTCGCAAGTCTCTACGGTGTTGCATAGATGGGCTGGGCAGGTCGAAACCTCACACGTGACCAGCGCGATGCCATAGCTCGCAAGCTGTTCACGGTGACGGAGGAAGAGGACAAATGGCTCAATGGCCTATGCCCGTTGCATGACGACCAGAACCAGTCGTTTTCGTACAACGTCGATGAAGATGTTTTCCACTGCTTCCGCCAGTGCGTTGAAGACGGTGACCTCGTCGACCTCTACTGCCATGTCCGGGGCCTGCCCTTGCGAAGCGGAGAGGGGTTTAAGGCCTTTCGGCGCGAGTTCGCCGCCGATGCCGGAGTGGGACAACCCGCCCGGCGTACTCCCGGAGAGGCCCGCAAGCGCGAGGTCGCCTCGGAGAAGAGCGAAGCCAAGCGGGAGCCGCGCCAGAATCTTGAAATACCCGAGGCCGTCTATGAGGCCATGACCCCCGTGACCCCAGATTGGGCATCGCGGCTGTTGCACCTGCGGGGGTGGTCGCGTGAAACCATCGACGGCTATGGGGTGCGGCTTCTCAGCCATTTCCGCAGGAAGTCGGATCTCTACTCGGTCTTCCCGCTCAAGAGCATTGAAAGGGTCGTGATTCCTGTGCGCGATGCGCAGGGCGTGTTGCGAAACCTGCGATGCTACCACGCGCTCGGCAAGCCACAGGGTGACCAACCCAAGATCTTTAGCTGGGGTCGTGGGCATGGGGCTTCCATGCTCTTTCCACCTGCTTCGATGCTTCGCCCGGGCAGTGTGCTGCTGTGCGAGGGGGAGGGCGACTGCCTGTGTGCGCTGTCGCGTGGGCTGAACGCCATCACCCAGACGGGCAAACCCAACGAGTGGCCCGAAGACCACGCCAACGCGCTGGCAGGCCGCAAGGTCACCATCGCCTATGACGCTGACCAGGCTGGCCAGAAGTATGCCCTCGCGGCTGCGAAGAATCTCGCCCGCAAGGGCTGTGCGGTGACCATCATTAAGTGGCCTGCCTTCATGGGGCTGCGCGATGACGGGACATGGCCCGAAGATCACGGGCAGGACCTTACGGACTACTTCGTGAAGCACGGGAAGGATGTCGCCGCTTTTCTTACCCTGATCGACAACGCAGAGCCTTACGCGGCGGCCTCTCCCCCCCCACCCAAGGGGGGGCAGGACACCCCGGCAACCGGTTCAGACCCGGACGCTCCCTACATGCGCTTTTTTGGCATGAGCGCGAACGGCCGGTTCACCTTCCGCGAGAGGACGCTTGCGGACTACCTCTGTCAGGAGAACCCGATGATGTACCACGACAAGAGCGGACAGCTTTTCGTCTGGAACGGAAAGCACTTCGAGATCTACAGCGACGAACAGCTCAAGCGGCGAGCCATCAACGCACTCGGTGACGAGGCGACGGCGTCCCGCGTGGCGTCGTGCTCTTCGCTGTCCATGACCATGTCGGCCATACCGCACGGCAGGTCGCTCAACGACCGTGAAGACTGGCTCTGCATCGAGAACGGGATGCTCAACGTGTCCACGCTGGAGCTTGTCCCGCACGACCGGGACTACCTCGCCACCATCATGCTGCCTGTCAGGTACGACAGCGAAGCGACGCCCAAGCCGGAACGGTGGCTGAAGTTTCTTGGTGAGACCATCCAGACGGAAGGCCCCATCGCCCAGCTGCAGGAGTTCATGGGCTATTGCCTTACCCGGCAAACGAAGTTCGACAAGTGCCTGCTGCTTCTGGGGCCGGGGTCGGACGGCAAGTCGAAGGTCATCAAGGTGCTTCGGGCCATGGTGGGCGAGGCCAACTGCTCGGCTGTGAGCATGACGGGCCTCGAAGACCAGTTCCAGCGCAGTGCGCTCTTCGGCAAGCTGCTGAACGTGGGTACGGAAGTCACCACGGCGGCCCTTGAGAGCGAGTATTTCAAGGCCATCGTCACGGGCGACCCCATACAGGCGTCGTTCAAGCACAAGGACTCGTTCGAGTTCACCCCGTGCGTCAAGCTCGTTTACGCCGCCAACAAGCTGCCCCGCGTCATGGACAACAGCGACGGCTACTTCCGGCGTATCCTGCCCATCCAGTTCAAACGGCAGTTCCTTGAGAACGACCCGGCCATGGATCCCGACCTTGAAAGCAAGCTCATGGCCGAGCTGGACGGCATCTTCGAGTGGTCACTTGTAGGGCTGCATCGTTTGCTTGCGCAAGGCCGGTTCACCATGTGCGACGAGACCCGCGACATCCTCATGGACTATCGCAGATTCAACAACCCCGTTCTGGGGTTCGTACAGGACTGGTGCTGCATCACCGAGAACACCCGCACCGACATCAAAGACCTTTATGCGCAGTTCAAGCGCTACGCGAGCGAGAACGGCTTCAAGCAGCTGAATCGTGAGAACTTCATGCGTGAGCTTGAGACGGCGGCACGCAAGGTGCGTGAAGACGCCGCCGTGCGTGTAACGCGGCCACGGTCGGCGAACGGGGCGCGGCCCTACCTCGTCGAGAACATCGTCATCAAAGCCGTCACTGAGACCGTATGACGCCCATGTGTTGCTGTTTTTCGCGCGCTCTCCCCGCACCCCACCCGTCCTACGGCGCCAACGTATCGGCCCGTGCTCTGGTTCATGGTGCGCAAAGCGCAGACCACCGCCATAGAGGCTACACCCTGACAATCCAAGTGATTGCAGCCGGTCGTGGCAAAGGCGGTCCGTGTTGGTCCGTGGATTCACAGACCGCGAAAGGCAAGCAATTGCGGTGCGTTGCTGGCAAAAAGCTGCCATGGTCCGTGGTCTGCGCAATATATGCGCGTGTGGGGGTGCGCGTGGGTGTATGCGTGCGTAGCCCAAACTCTTTTTACCCCTAGACCACCAGACCCAGAGACCAGATAGAAAAAACAGTGTGTTAGACACAGACCAAACCTAGCCCACCACCGACCGGGAGATAGACATGCAGAAGAACAAACAGCTCGAAAGGCTCGCAGCGAAATACGCTCAGGCATCAGGCCCTGAGCGCGAGGCTGCCGATGCTACGCTGGTGTCTCCCGGTCGGTCTGCGGTGGTGGAGATGGCTAAGCCAAGAGGCAAAGTCGAGTACATGCCCTCGGGCTACAGTGCGAAGCTCGGTATCGCTCCCCGCTGCGAGGCCCCGGAGGCTGGCGCGGACAGAATGACCAAGATGCTGCGCATGTATCCGCTCCACGTATACAGGATCTGGCCCGCCGGATGCGGCTTCGGCTTCTCCCAGGGATGGGCACGGGACAACTGGAATCGAGTCATGGAGTTCCATGACCTCTTCTGGTCTGAGGCCGGGGACGTCTACCTCGAACGCCATCGCTCGGAAATCCCCGTGATGGAGCACGACGAGCAAGGCGGATTGAGGAGGTGCGCCCATGTGTAGCTCCTTGTTCATCCTTGAGCGTTGCCCGGAGCATTCGTGGCGAGGGCCCAGCCGCATGGCGCAGCCTTCCCTTACCTGTGCAAGGCCGCTGCCCCCACTCGTGCAGCCGGGCGTGATGCACATGGTGCGCCTCGAAAGGCGTGCCCATCCATCCACCGACAAGGCTTATGCCCCTGAATTGTTGTGCGAAGTCGCAAAACCCTTGGGGCACAAGGGGGGCGGGGCGTCGCACGGGTCCTTCCCCCCCGGTCCCCCTGCAGGGGTCGTGGAACACCTGCGCTGCGAGCGCACTCAAATTTCAAAACTGTTGCACATTGCACACTTAGCCAATCAGCACGGTGCGTGTCACCGGGATGGAGCGGCGTAACACCATGATGGAGACGACAGGCGCGACGGCGCGGCGGGCTGGATCTGCCACCTCGAAGGGCGGGCAGGCGTGGGCGACAACCGGGGCTGCATGGACCTACTTCGCCCAGCACAAGTGGGCCATCTCTCGCCGCACGTTCTACAACTATGTTGGCACCCGGCAGGATTGCCGCCCCCGGCGCGACGGTCTCTATCATGCTGACGATATTGTGAAGATTGCCACCGCTGCGGGCTGGCCTCCTCGGGTGTCTGCCGGGGCGGTCCCACAGGGGGGGGAGGGGGGAGCAACGGCGAAGGACGTAGGTCTGACGCTTCTAGAACAGCGGCTGCGGCGCGAACGCATACGCGGCGACCTCGAAGAACTTGAGCTCCGCAAGAAGCGCGGCGAGTTGGTCTCGCGCGGTGAGATGGAGCGGATGATGGCTGCCGGGGTGGCGGTTCTGGAGTCCGAAATACTCAACTGGATCCACTCGGAGGCCCTCAAAATTATCAGTCTTGTCGACGGTAATCCGAAGCACGAAGCCGCGCTCATAGACTTGCTGCGTGAGCGTAGCCGTGTGTTTCTGAATGGATTCGCCGTAGATCGCGCCTATGAGGTCGAGGTCCTCGAGGACGAAACTGAAGCTGCAACAGTGGGTGACATTCAAGTGCTCCCCGGGGACGGTGGCCATGACGCATGAACAGCAATTGCAACTGGTGCCGCCCACGCGCGAGACTCTCCCTGTGGTGAGAATCCGGCGTCCGCATGATGACGACGACTGTCCGCAGCGTTTCGTCTTCCGCTGGCCAGCCGCTGTGCGTCGTGCCTTCCGGCGTCCGAAGCGCATCAGCGTCACGGAGTGGTGCGAGCGTCACTTCCGCATTATCGGTGGCCAGCGCCCCGGGCGCTGGCGTCGTGAAGTCTTCCCGTACACCTGCACCATCATGGATGCCTACTCGCTGCCGTTCATCCGCGTCATCGGCATCTGCGGGCCACCACAGACGGGCAAGACGGCCCTTGAATTGGGCTGTCTTGCGTGGGCCATCGACCGTGACCCCGGCCCGGTGCTGATGGTGCTCGACCAGCAGGATACCGCCCGCGAAATGGCCAAGGATAGAGTCATCCCTCTTCTCAAGGCGTCGCCACCGCTTGAGCAGTATATCACCGGGCTTGCCGACGACGAGACGAGCAAGAGCATCAATCTGCGGCACATGACCCTCCACTTCGGCTGGGCGGGCAGCGTGTCGCGTCTCGCCAACAAGCCGGTGAAACACCTCCTGCTCGATGAGGTGGACAAGTACGATCATGACGGCAAGCGCGAGGCCGGGCCGGTGTCGTTGGCCATGAAGCGCGTGCGCACATTCAAGCATACGCACAAGTGCATGTTGCTCTCGTCGCCGTCCACGCCGCGCGGCGAGATCATGCTGTGCCTGGCTGAGGCACGGGTCATCTTCCACTACTTCGTGCGTTGTCCTAAATGCGGCGTCTATCAGGAGATGCGCTTCACGCACGACGACGGCGAGGTGGGCGTGGTGTGGCCCGAGGGCGAGCGCGATTATGCCAAGGTCAATGACCAGATGCTGGCTCGTTATCGCTGCCGGGGCTGCGGTGCGCTGTGGAACGACCATGACCGTGACGTCGCCGTTGAGCGTGGTGAGTGGCGCGACCCGGAGACAGGCATAGAGGCCATGAGCTGGATGCTCGAACGCCGCCCGCGCCATGTGGCATTTCAGTATTCCACGCTCATCTCGCGCGACGTGTCGCTCTCCGAGACGGCGGCCAAGTTCATCCAGGCCGACCGCGACCGCAAGCTGGGCGACCTGCAAACGCTGAAGGACTTTATGAACGGCTACCTCGCCGAACCGTGGGTGGACGGCACGGAAGAGGGCGATGCAGGGGCCGTCATGCGGTTGCGCGACGAAAGGCCGGCCGGTCTTGTGCCCGGCGGTGGGCAGGTGGCGTGCCTGCTGGCTTCCGTAGATACGCAGGACAGCGGATTCTGGTACGAGATTCGTGCCTTCGGATGGGGGCTTTCGGCCACGTCATGGAGCATCCGCAACGGCTTTGTGCCCTCGGCCTCGCCCGACGACTTCTCGAATCTTGAAGAGGTGATGTTCAACACGGTCTACGAAGATGTGCAGGGGCTGGTCTACCCTATTCAGGCCGGAGTGATCGACGCTATGGGCCACCGTACTAACGAGGTCTATGACTGGTGCCGCCTGCATCCGCTGTTCATTCCCGCTAGAGGTGAACAGCGGATGCCCACGCCGCATACCTTCCGAACGGTGGACACCTATCCGGGGACGAGCCGCGCCATTCCAGGAGGGCTGCAACGTTTCCATGTTCATTCAACGCACTTCAAGAACCGGCTGCACGGCCTGTTGCAGGTTGCGCCCACAGACCCCGGCGCGTGGCTGTACAACGGTGAACTGACCGAAGACTGGGCCAAGCAGATGGTGGCCGAATACCGCGACACCCACGGCATGTGGCAGTGCCCCAAAAACAGGCCGAACCACGCGTGGGACGTGAGCTACAACCTATTGGCCCTTGCGGACATGTTGCAGATCCGTTTCATACCCAAGCCCGAAGAGGAGCAGCAACCGCGTCCCTATTCGCAGGGTAACGACAACACGAAGCGCCCCGGCTGGTGGGGGCGGGCAAGGAGATAGCCATGCAGACTCCAGATATCGACAAGCTGCCCGGCACGCAGCTGCTCAATTGGGAACAGTGCTGCGCCGTGCTAGGCGTCAGCAAGAGCACGTTCTACAACTTGGTGAACATGGGTGAACTCCCGGCCACACGCGTTGGAGTAAAAGCTGGTTTGCGAGTCTATGTCAGTGAGCTTAAAGAGTACATCCAGTGCCGTAAACTACCTGATGTCGTTGCATAAAAAAGGCCGGATTCTCTCCGGCCCTTGAATGGATGTGTGTCGAACACTTATGTGCCCGTGTTGCTGCCCACTAGGCTGTTTCCCACATCGCTCGATGGAAGGTGATAACGACCAGATGCGATGTATAATTTGTCTGCCAAAAGGTCTGTGACAAGCTGCATTCCCCCTATGGCGTTCTGATCCATAGGCGAATCATCCACCTCAGCTGCAACGGATGACCTGAAGACGATGTCCCGAAGAAAAGCGACAATCTTGATTGCATCGTCTAGGGCTTGCGTCGCGCTTACGTGGCGAAGGCTGAGAGGGCAATAATCAGCGCTTCCAGAATCAACGTGTTCTCGATTCATGACGCACCCCCTTGAGTCTTTGCAGCCCCGCGATGAAAACTCTCCAGTGCATTTCTGAGCATGTGGAGCGTTGTTTCCATTTCTCGGCGGTATGAAGCAGTGGGAGACTCTGCAGGGAGTTTGAGTCTGTCGCCAAGGCTCTCAATCTGTTCCAGGACGAAGGCGATGGCGATAGGAAGCTGGTCTGGGGAAAGGTGGTCAAGGCGATCAACGCCACACCGGAGGCGTACAGCAAAGCGTGCTTGTGAGCGTGATATGGCTGCGAGGTCTGCCCACGCGTGTATCAGGCGGCGCAGCGTGTCCCACCCCGCCGTGGGCTGCAGAGCGGGTAACGCGACCGGCGTTGTTGCGCCGTGGGCGAGGGTACGCTCCATTTCGTTGAACTGCCGGATGTACGCCTCTTTCATCCGCATAGCTTTTGGCCCTGTGTAGCCCATGGCCACAATGGTGAAGCCATCACGGGTGAGGTGGTACATGGGAAGCGTCTTGCCGTTGTCGCCGATGTAGTTGCAGGACTCAAAATTGAGTTCTGCAAACTCGGGGGTGACAGCAGATGCCGCACGGCGAATGTCTCGAATTACGTTCAGATGCTTTTTGCCGAAGTGCTCGGCTACGCGAAGGCTGGAGACGACGGGGCGACCTGCGACGAGGTCGACGGTGGGAATGCTGGTGCTGGGCATAGAGACTCCTACAGAACTTTTCAGGTTCACGGAGGCAACTCCCCACATTGAGGAATTGCCGGGTGCTGAAAACAGCTGTAGGAGCTGCGAGCTAGTTTCCCTTACGGGTATTGTATTTCGCCCACACCCGGCAAACGATGGCAATTATGGCCCTTCATTGGGCAAAAGAAAAGGCCAGACTGTCGGGTGGCATTGCCGCCTACAGGTGTTTTCAGCACCTAATTCACTAGGCCACAACCCGGCTGCCTTTGTCAATATAGAAGATGCCGGGTGTTGAAAACAGCTAGAGGAGCTGCTGCCAGCCTTTAGGCGTTCGCCTTGGACATATCGGGCACACCCGGCAAGTAATGGCAATTATGATTCATAGTCTATGCTCAACCGCTAAAATGCCCCGAAGTAAATTAATTGTCCTATCTGGGCAACGTGGGTGGAGCGTTTTTATCTGTGTTTGAGCCTAGGGAGCCAAGACAATCGTTTTGGTCTCTCCTCCTTCGACCTTGATGCGCTTCATTAAAAAACCACCTTGCGGGTTATGCGGGCCAGCAGACCACACTACTATGGCTGTAATGAAATATTCCCCATCGGCAACGTCTTTAAAAGAGAAATACCCTTGTGCATCGCACATCGATGTTGGGATCATCGACTGATATTTTTCACTTTCATTTGTGAAGACTACGCGGGGTGGAGCTAGGTGCCCAATGGGTCTGAAGCCCGCTGTTGTGTTTTCGTAGATGTGGGCCATACGCTCATTTGAATATGACGTGCGTGGAATTAGTGAAGCCTCTGTTCCTGCACATGTGACTATTGCCCCACCACTCTGTCTTATGAGCGCACTTCCATTGATGGTGTTTGTTCCTTTTTTAAGTTTTTCCCCCATTTCTGATGAGTTGAAAGAAGATAATAAAGTCACTTGTTTGTTGCTCTGTTGTGGTGCACAGCCATAAATCAGGAATGCGGAACAGACTGAAAGAACACATAGCTTGAACATGGTACCTCCTCATTTGATTCCCCGTTATCAGATTGCCTTCGAGCAGTGCAATCCCGCTTGCCTTCATATCGAGGCAATTTCAGCACGGTAAAAATGCCGTTTTTGCCTGTGTCGGCGCGGGCTGCGGTGAGGTGCCACCGCGTTAAAGAATTTTTTGTCCAAATTCTCCAAATCCTCCAAAT